ACCTATGCCGCGCTGTTCGCCGTCATCGGCACCAAGTTTGGCGCGGGCGATGGGTCTACCACGTTCAACGTGCCGGATGACCGCGAGCTGGTAGACCGGGCTTGGACGGATGGCCTTAATGCATTGGACGCGGGGCGCGAGCTGTTCTCGGCTCAGGCTGGCCAGCTGGAATCGCACCCTCATACCGGCACTGCGACATCCAGCGGCGATCACGATCACGGGCTTGAAGGTGAAGACGTTGGCGGCACGGCGCGGGTCGACACCACTGGACAGGCCACGGTGGCGGATGCAACCGGCAAAGGTACAACCACTGTCTACGGCAGAACAGGTCGCGGCGGGGTGCACACGCACCCATTGAGCATCAATGCCACGGGCGGCAATGAAACCCGCATGGCCAACCGGGCCTATCTGGCCTGCATCAAGTATTGAGGTGAACCTTGGATGAAGTAATCGACGTTTTAGAGGGTGGCGAGCTGCTGGAGCTGGTCGAGTCCGTGGCGTGGTGGGATCTGCCGGATGTGGTGCCGCCTATGGTGTGCAATGTGCATCGTGGAACCGGCGAATTCATGGGCGTTTCCCCGGCTGATCCTAGCCCGCTGGAACCTGGCGTGTGGGTTTTTCCCGCGTATAGCTACCAGATCGAGCCGCCCGAGCTGCAGCCCGGTTTTGTCTCTCTGATCAATCGTGACGATAACGGCTGGGAAGTGGTCGCCGATCATCGCGGCGCGACGGTGTACACCACGGATACCGGCGAGCCTCGCCAGTGGCAGGCGCTGGGCGATCTGCCCGAGGGGTACACCCTGCAGGCGCCTGAAACCGCGTTCGACACCTGGGAGGGTGACAAGTGGGTCGTGGATGAGACCGCCCGCGACGAGGTGCTGCGCAGCGTGGCGTATCGCAAGCAGACCTTGGCCAACCAGTTCGCTACGGGCCGCATCAATACGCTGCAGGATGCGGTCGAACTCGACATGGCCACCGATGATGAAGCGGCCGCGCTGCCCGCCTGGAAGACCTACCGCGTGCGGCTGAGCCGCCTGGATATCAGCACCGCTGCACCTGCTGACGACGACTGGCCGGCAAGCCCCAACGATGAGGCCTTGACTGCCTGGCTGGCCTCACAAGGCCTGCCCAACTAGACGCCCCGCACTGACGGGGCGTTTTCTTTTCTGCTGCACCAAGGGCCTCGCTGACGCGGGGCTTTCTAATTTCTGGAGATTGGCTTTATGAGTGGTTTCTTTCACGGCGTTACCGTAACGAACGTCGACACCGGCGCGCGCACCATTGCGCTGCCTTCGTCCTCGATCATCGGTCTGGTCGATACGTTCACCCCGGCGCCGGCGCTCACGGCGCAGGTCAATGATCTGGTGCTGATCACCAGTGAGCGCGAAGCCATTGCCGCGTTCGGCGTTGACTCGGCGATCACCAAGGCTTGCCAAGCCATCTACACCCGCGCCAAGGCGGTCATTGTCGCGTGCGGCGTGGCCAAGCTCGATGACCCGGACGAGCAGACCTCGGCGATCATCGGTGGCACGTTGCTGGACGGCAAGCGTACCGGCCTGCAAGCGCTGCTCGATGGTAAAAGCCGGTTCAACGCCCAGCCGCGACTGCTGGTAACCCCCAAGCACAGCGCGACCCAGGCGGTTGGTACCGCGCTGGTGGCCTTGGCCGACAAGTTACGCGCAATCGCCATCATCGACGGCCCGAACACCACCGATGAGGCCGTGCTGGCCTACGCCGCCGGGTTCGGTGCCAAGCGTGCCTACATGGTCGATCCGGGCGTGAAGTACTGGGACACCACCAAAAATGCAACGGTCGACGCGCCTGGCTCGGCCTATGTCGCGGGCCTGTTTGCTTGGACCGATACCGAGTACGGTTTTTGGGCCTCGCCGTCGAACAAGGAGTTCGTCGGCATCACCGGCACAGGTCGCCCGATTGAATTCCTGGACGGCGACGAGACCTGCCGGGCCAACCTGCTCAATAACGCCAATATCGCGACGATCATCCGCGACGACGGCTATCGCCTGTGGGGCAACCGTACGCTGTCTGCAGATGCGAAATGGGCGTTTGTCACCCGCGTGCGCACGATGGATATCGTCATGGACGCGATCCTGTACGGGCACAAGTGGGCGGTCGACCGCTCGATCACCGCGACCTATGTCAAGGACGTGACCGAAGGCCTGCAGGCGTTCATGCGCGACCTGAAAAACCAAGGCGCGATTATCAACTTCGAGGTCTACGCGGACACCGAGTTGAACACGGCAAGCCAGCTGGAGCAGGGCAAGGTTTACTGGAACATCCGTTTCACCGACGTACCGCCGGCTGAAAACCCTAATTTCCGCGTTGAAGTCACCAACCAGTACCTGAACGAAGTGCTGTCGACCAACGCTTAAGGAGCGCACCACATGGCAATGATTCCCGAAACTCTGGCGAACATGAACCTGTTTGTCGACGGCAAAAGCTTTCAGGGCGATGTGCCCAGCCTGACCCTGCCAAAACTCACGCTCAAGATGGAGGAACACCGCGCCGGCGGCATGGACCTCGCTGTTGAGATGGACCAAGGCATGGAGAAGCAAGAAGCCGGCTTCGTCACCACCGGCGTGCGCCGCGAGTCGTTGAAGTTCTTTGGCCTGGCCGATGGGACCAGCTTCAACGGCACGTTCCGAGGCGCTTTCAAGGGGCTGAAAGGCAAGATTACGCCCGTAGTCGTCACCCTGCGCGGGAGCCTCAAAGAGGTGGACATGGGCGACTGGAAGGCCGGTGACAAGGCCGAGGTCAAGCACAACGTGGCCGTGACCTATTACAAGCTGGAGGTCGACGGCCAGGTCATCTACGAAATCGACGCCTTGGGCATGAAGCGCGTTATCAATGGCGTCGACCAGCTCGTAGATCAGCGTCGGGCGCTCGGCCTGTAACCCCCTCTCTTTTCAAATTAAGGATTTTTCCCCATGGCACAAAAAATCGAAACTCCGTCCTGGTTGACCGTGACCGCCGAGGCCGTCACCGTCCGGCTGAGCAAGCCCGTTGAGGCCAATAGTGTGCAGGTCGACAAGCTGCAGCTTCGCGCGCCGACCGTGCGTGATATCCGCAATGCCCAGGCAGGCGCCGGGGACGAGGAACAACGCGAGCTTAGCTTGTTCGCCAGCCTCGCCGAGGTTAGCGTCAAGGATCTGGAGGGCATGGCGCTGAAAGACTATACCCGCCTGCAGGCTGGCTATTTTCGCCTGGTGCAGGAAGACGAGCTTTAACCCCAAGTTGCAAAAGCAGCTGGCCAAGCGGCTGGCTGTCGAGCTGGGTTTCTCGGCCGCTGAGATAGCGGCCATGCCTTGGGAGGATGTGGTCTGGTGGCTCACGGATTGAGCCGTTGAGGGGTAGCGTATGGCAAGCAAGCTGGCGTTATCGCTGGTGATCGGGGGCGCCGTCGCATCGTCGGTCGGCGCCGCGTTCAACACGGTCGAGGACCGTATTGGCAAGCTGGAGAAGAAAGGCAACAAGGCCAAGGTGCTGAAAAGCACCATTGGCGAAACGGTCAAGCTGCGCGAGGAATGGAAGCGGGCACACGACACCGGCGCTGCCGGCGCCGACAAGCTGCTGCGCAAGCTGGAGGGCAACTTGACCGCGTTGCGCAAGCAGGGCGTCGAAGTCGGTCGCCTTGGCCAGGAGTACAAGCGACTGGCGCGCGAGGCGAAAGCGGCCGATCTGCAGGTTAAAGGCCATCAGCAGATCAGCGCCGGCAAGTCGGCGTTGACCTCCAATCTGGGCAAGGCCGCTGTAGGGGTGGGCCTGACCGCGATCCCGACCAAGATCAGTGCGGATTATCAGGCGATCATTCGGGATATCGCGATCAAGGCGGATGCGGTTAACACGCCGCAGGAAGTGCAGTTGAGCCGGACGGTGATCGGCACGGCCGACAGCACCGGCATGGCCCGCAATGACGTGGCGGACCTGATCAACCAGTTGGTTGGTGCCGGCATGGAGCTGGACAAGGCCATGGCCTACGCGCCGACAGCGGCCAAGTTTGCGATTGGTCAGGGCGCGTCCGGCGTCGACACGGCCAGCATGATCATGGCCCTGCAGCAGAACGCCAAAATCAACGACCCGAAGGTCATGCAGCAGGCGTTGGAGGCTATCGCCTACCAAGGCCAGGCGGGCAGCTTCGAGGCCAGCGACATGGCGCGCTGGTTCCCGCAACTGCTGGCCAGCATGGAAAAGAACGGCAGCACCGGCTTGGATGCGGTGACGTCGCTCGGTTCCATGCTGCAAGTGCAGATGAAAACGGCGGGCAGCTCGGACGAGGCGGCCAACAACTTCAAGAACTGGGTTGAGAAAATCGGTTCGGGGGATGTGGTCAAGGCCTATGCGGATGTTGGTATCGACTACCAAGGCTCGCTGAACACCGGCATTCAAAAGGGCATGAGCAGCATCGAGTCGTCGATGGCCCTGGCGATGAAATATGTGGAAGCCACGGACCCGGCGAAGGCGCAAAAGATCAAGGACGCCAAGGCCAAGATCAGCAGCGAAGTCGACCCGGAGAAGGCAAAGGCGGCGCTCGATGCGCTGGAGAAATCCTTGCGTACCGGCGACCTGTTCGCAGACATGCAGGTCAAGGCCGCGCTCACGGCCTACTCGCAAAACAAAGAGCTGTATGAGCAGCTTAAAAACGACTCCAAGAATTCGTCGGGGATTCTGGACAAGAACCTGGCTGAGCGCCGCGAAACGTCATCGCAGCGGTGGGCCGAAACGGCGCAGTCTGTAGATGACGCGATGCGCAGCATAGGCGACGCCATACGCCCGATCACCGATAAGGTGGCCGTAGGCATTACCAACCTTGCTAAAGCTTTCGTGGGGCTGTCAGACGGCTCGCAAACGCTCGTTGCCGGCGCGGTTGCAGCCGGCGCTGCGTTTATCGGCTTGAAGACGGCGGTCAGTGCATTCACCGTCGGCAAGGGCATGCTCAACGTTCTGCGTGGAAAGCTTGGGGCGGTTGGCGGTAAAGAAGTACAAAAGGTGTTTGTTACGAATGCCGGTGATAGCGATGGTGGCGACGAGGGTGGAGGGCGTCGTGAGAAGGTGCTGGGCTTGCTTGAGTCTGGCCTTAAAGCATTCTCTGGAAAGCCAGGCAGTGAAGAAAGCCCGGAAGATTCCGGCAAATTCAACCCGATAGGGGCTGGGTTGAAAGTGCTGGATATCTTCCGTGAGGCGGGTGGTGAAGATGGAGGCGGCGATAGCCCGCCAGAGCTGCAAAAGGTCTTCGTGGTCAATGCTAATGACTTCGGCGCATCTGGGGTGCGCGGGGAGGGTAATGGGGGCGAGCGCGGGCGTCGTAGGCGGCGCGGGGCGCGGCGAAATGGTCGCGGCAATTCTGGGGGTGGTCCTCGCCCACCCCCTAGGCCGGTTCCGCCACCACCCCAGCCCCCTGGCGGCGCGGGTCGCCTCGGCAGGATGATGAGCGCTGCAGGTAAGGCGACTGCAGTAGTAAAGCGTTTGCCTGGAGGCAATTTACTCAACGCGGGTCTTTCCGTTGTGGATACCGCGATGAATGCCACCACTCAAGACGAGAAGGCCGAAGGCTACGGCGGGGCCGCTGGCGGCTTGGCCGGGGCTATGGCCGGCGGCGCGATGGGTGCGGCGCTTGGTTCTGTGGTACCGGTGATCGGGACCGTGATCGGCGGCGCCATTGGTGCGGCCATCGGCGGTATGGGTGGTGAGTCGCTGGGCGGGTTCCTCGGTAAGAAGTGGTTCGGCGAGGATGAGGAAAAGCCCGAGGAACCGGCGCCGGCGGTCAAGCAAGAAGATCCGCCCGCCGCGCCTATCTCGCTGGCCGCGTCTGCAGTACCGCCGGCGCCGGCGATTTCGTATGACCCGCGTGACCCCAACTCAAAAGACCCGTTCCTCGTGCCGGCACTGACGGCCAACAAGGTTCGGTTCCCCGGGGCCGCGTTGGCCAAGCCGCCGGCGGCGGCACCCGAAGCGCCTGCTGCACCTGCAGCGCCGGCTGTTTCGTATGACCCGCGCGATCCCAACTCAAAAGACCCGTTCCTTGTGCCGGCACTGACGGCCAATCGCGTGCGCCTCCCTGGTGCCGGCCTCGCGCCGCCAACGGGCAACGTCGTGCGGGATATGGCGGCAACGGCAGCACCTGCAGCGAGCGCCCCGGAGCTGGCCAAGGCGGCAGCGCCGAAGGGTGAAGCGCCGAAGGTTGACCAAGCCTTCACGTTCTCGCCGACCAGCACAATCACGGTGCAGGGGGATGTTAAAGACCCTGCGCAGCTGGCCCGCGAGCTGGAACCGCATATGCGCGCCCAGTGGGAGACGTTCCAGCGCGAGCAGGGCGCCCGCGCGGCCTCAAACCAGATGTTTGATGCGGCTCATATCTAAGGAGGTGCCATGGCCTACATGGAAGCAATGAGTTCGACCCTGTCGAAGCTGGTAGCGGCTGGGGAGGCCGGTCGTACCAGCCTCGACGGTATGCTAGCCCCGCTCAGTGGCGCCGTCAGTGATATGACCGGCGCCGCCTCTGAGCTGGAAAGCATTCCCTTTATCGGGCCAGCCATCGGCGCCAAGCTGCAGCGGACCATGCGCGCGATCAATGCCGCCCAGTCCGTTGTGGGTCAGGCGGCGTCGACCTATAGCCGGGTGGTGACAGCAGCCGGCCAGGTGCAGGAGCGAATCGGCGCCGTCAAAGAGCAGGCCGCCCGCGCCGGCGCCGCGATCAATCGCATCGCCGGCAAGGTCAGCCCGTCATTGGGCAACGTCTTGCCGACCAGCGCCCTGGGCGTTAAGGCCACCCCGGCGCCCGAGGCGGTGAAACCGTTCCCGCACCTGCTGATCATGCAACCGCTCGACCCCAAGCTGGAACCGTATTACTTCAACTTGGACACGGCCGGCTTTGACGAGCTGCGCCGGCAGACGGGCTTCCGTTGGGCTGGGCAGGAGCGGTTGACGCGTGACATTGCGCAGCAGGCGGTAGGGCAGGGCGAAGACAAGCTGACGATCAAAGGGACGATCTTCCCGGGCTTCAAGGGCGGTATCGGCCAGCTCAACGTGCTGCGCACCATCGGCCGCCGGCTGCAGCCGCTAAGCCTGATCACCGGCTACGGCGAAGTGCTGGGCAACTGGTGCTTAACGAACGTGGATGAAGACCAGTCGGCGCTGTTGGCCGGCGGTATCCCACGCAAACAAGGGTTCTCGCTGGAGTTCGTGAAGTATGGCGATGACATGCAGAACGTCTGACGGGGATCTGCTCGACACCCTCTGTCACAACGTTTACGGGCACTTGCTGGGCACGGTCGAGACGGTGCTGGAGGCCAACCAAGGCTTGGCCGAAGAGCTGCAGCCCTACCGGGCTGGCGTGCTGATTCACTTCCCCGATCTGCCTGCGCCGCAAGCCGAGTCAATCATGCTGTGGGACTGATCCCGCGTTACGCGTAACGAACCCCGCCGAGTGCGGGGTTTTTCTTTTTTGGAGTACGCATGAAACCGATGTTTCGCATCGTGGCGGACGGCCGCGATATTACCGATTTGATCAATGATCGCCTGATGATGCTGCGCATCACGGACAAGCCCGGCATGGAGTCGGACGAATTCGAGTTGCGCATTGATGACCGCGACCAGTTGGTGACGCTGCCCAAGCGGGGCGCCAAGATCGAGGCGTACCTGGGGTACGCCGGCCGGAGCCTGACCCGCGTGGGCAGCTATACGGTCGATGAGGTGGAAGTATCCGGGCCGCCGGACACCATCACCATTCGCGGCAAGGCCGGCGACATGCGCGGCAGCGGCAAGACCACGCGCAGCGGCAGTTGGGAAGGGGTGCCGCTCGCGCAGATCGTGCGCGACGTGGCGGCGCGTAACGGCTGGAACCCGGTCTGTTCGGTGCAGACCAAGGTGGTCCGCATCGACCAGAACAACGAATCCGACTTCAATTTCATCACGCGGCTAGCCAAGCAGTACGACTGCACGGCCAAGGTGGGCGACGGCAAGTTGCTGGTCATGCCCAGGAACGGCAATCAAGGCGCGAGCGGCAAAGCGCTGTCGGCCGTGACCATCACCCGCGCGGACGTAAGCCGCTATTCGTTCCGGCTCGGTGATCGCGGCACCCAGCAGGCGGTCAAGACCAAGCACCAAGACCCCAAAACTGGCGTGTTGAAAGTGGTGGAGCTGGACAACGAAGATTCGCCTGATGGCCTGCCGGCGGTCCACACCGACCGCCATATCTACCCCAACGAGTCAGCAGCCAGGCAGGCGGCCAAGGCCCGTCTGGCCGCATTCAACCGCAGCACCGCCGCCGTGCGCCTGGAGATGTTCGGCCGCACTGACCTCTTTGCAGAACGCCAGATCAACGCCCAGGGCTTCAAGCCCGGCTTGGATGGCGAGTACTTGGTGGACAGCGTGGAGCAGGTCTTTACCCAGTCCGGCTGGACCACGACTGTCGAGTGCAACGGCGGCAAAAAGGGCAAGGCCAAGGCCAAGGGCAAGAAAGCAAAGAAGCCCGCGAAACCCGTCAAGGTCGTGAGCCTGGCGTAGTGGTCGAGCATCACAAAACCCGCTATGCGCGGGCTACTCATCTTAGGAGCTTGTATGCCCATCACCCAGCAGCAGTTGCTGCAAATCCTCCCGAACGCCGGCAGCCAAGCCGGCGTTTTTGTTCCTGTCCTGAATACGGCCATGAACCGTTACGCCATTGTCGGATCTCTGCGGGCTGCTGCATTCATCGCCCAGGTCGGGCACGAGTCGGGTCAATTTACGCGCCTGGTGGAAAACCTGAACTACAGCGCTGAAGGTCTGATGAAGACTTGGCCAAGCCGATTCGACCTGGTGCGGGCAACGGCTGCAGCGCGCAAGCCCGAGCAGATCGCCAACATCGTGTATGCCGGTCGCATGGGTAACACCGCGCCGGGGGATGGCTGGAAATATCGAGGCCGCGGCTTGATCCAGGTGACCGGCAAGACGAACTATGCGGCGTGCGGGGAAGCTCTGGGTGTGGACCTGATCAATCGGCCGGAACTGCTGGAGCAGCCTCAATACGCCGCCCTATCGGCGGCATGGTTTTGGTCGGTGAATGGATTGAACATCCTGGCCGATGCCGGCGACCTGAGAAAGATCACTCAGCGCATCAACGGTGGGCTCAATGGTCAGGCCGACCGCCATGCGCTTTACGACAGGGCGATGGAGGTGCTGGCGTGAGTGAAATAAAAACGATCTCCCGCGTCCTTGGCCAAGCCGCCGACGGCTCGCTGTGGTTCTTCTGCAATGGTTGCGATCTTCCGCATAGCCTGAATGTTGGCCCTGGCGCTGGCCCTCGTTGGGGCTACAACGGTAACGCCGAGGCGCCAACTTTCACACCCTCTGTGCTATCGCGCTATGGGATGCATGGAAAGGATGTGGTCTGCCACTCATTTGTAACCGATGGTCGAATCCAGTACCTGGGTGACTGCACGCATGTTCTGGCTGGGCAAACTGTCGATCTTCCAAATTGGGAGGAGTCATGGGCGAATTGGTAACGCCGTACAAGGTCTCACTGATCCTCTTGTCTTGCCTGCTGCTGATCGGGATTGGCGCAGGCGGCGCTTGGCAAGTGCAGGACTGGCGGATGGGAAAGAAACTCGCCGAGCAGACCAGCTTGCACAAGGATGACCTGGCGGCGATCAGCAATGCAGCTGCAGCACAGGCCCAGGCTGAGCAAGATAAGCGCTTTAGTCTGGAGCGGCGTCTTAAAACTATAGACGAAGCGCATTTCGAGGAATTTAGTGATGCACAGGAAAATATTTTACGCCTTCGCGATCGCCTTGCCACTTCTGATCTGCGGCTGTCAATCCTCCTCGCCGAGGATTCAGCCAGTGGCTGCGACGTGCCTTCCACCCCCGGCGCCGTCGGCGTGGTTCATGCAGCCCGTCGAGCCCAACTTGACCCAGCGCATGCTCAACGAATTATCGGCATCACCGATGCCGGTGACCAAGGATTGATAGCGCTGCGGGCCTGTCAGGCCTACGCAAAAGAAGTTTCTACACCAAAGTAAAAAGAGCGGCCGGGCAGGATGCGTCAACATCTTACCCGGCCACCTTCCCCGCAGATCGTCCCTGCAAGTCCAGCCAAGGCTCCTGCTTCGTGCACAAAGCGGAGCGAGCCTAGCACTGTTTATTCATACAGCAAAGGTCTTGCTTTTATATGTCCACACCCATCATCCCTTGGATGGGCGGCAAACGCCGTCTGGCCGACCGTCTTATCCCGCTCTTCCCACCCCACGAATGCTACGTCGAAGTTTTCGCCGGCGGCGCCGCGCTCTACTTTATGCGTCCCCAGGCCGCGCAGGTTGAAGTCCTCAACGACATCAACGGCGACCTGGTAACGCTGTACCGCGTGGTGCAGAACCACCTGGAAGAATTTGTGCGCCAGTTCAAATGGGCGCTCAGCTCCCGCCAGGTGTTCGAGTGGCAGAAGATGACCCGCCCTGAAACTCTCACTGATATTCAGCGTGCTGCGCGTTTTTTCTACCTGCAGCATCACGCCTTTGCTGGCAAGGTCACTGGACAAACGTTCGGCACCGCGACCACAGGTCCGGCTATCAACCTGCTGCGGATCGAGGAAAACCTGTCTGCAGCGTGGCAGCGGTTGTCCGGCACCTACGTTGAAAACCTGCCCTGGTTGGCCTGTGCTGAACGCTACGACCGTGCCCACACCTTTCACTACATGGACCCGCCTTACTGGCAAACGGCGGGTTATGGCGTGGACTTTCCCTTCGAGAATTACGAGCGTATGGCTGACTTTATGCGGCGCTGCAAAGGGAAGGTCATGGTCAGCATCAATGATCACCCGGACATTCGGCGGGTGTTTGAGGGCTTTCATTTCGAGACCTTGGACATTCGATACACCACGGCCAACCAACGACAGGGGAAGGCCGAGGTGAGCACGGAGCTGGTGATCATGAACTGGGAGCCAGCGGCGTTGGGAGGTTTGTTTTGATTAGGGCGAGTGAATCGGATTCGGGCTTAGGTTGAGTATTTTCAATGAAACTAAACGTTGAACGTATACCTAAATAGGTATATATTTCGCTAGCATATTCAGGGAAAGCGAGCGTGCAGTGAAAGATCTGTTTTGGATAGGCAGCAGCAAAAAAGACCTTATGGATATGCCGGCCGAGGTCCAGGAAGTATTCGGCTATGCCCTTTACCTGGCTCAGGATGGCGGAAAGCACTCTCAAGCGAAGCCAATGAAGGGGCTCACTTCGGCAGGGGTGCTTGAAGTCGTTGAAGATTTTGATGGTGACACCTACCGCGCTGTGTACACGGTAAAGATTGGAGAGGCGATTTATGCCCTGCATACCTTCAAAAAGAAATCGAATAAGGGCATTGAGACACCTAAGCATGAGATCGACTTGATCAAAGCCCGACTCAAAGATGCAGAAGATCACGCCAAGAGGCAAAAAAAATGAATGATGTAGAAGAAAGCAGCGGGAACGTCTACGCGGACCTTGGGCATGCTGATGCCAAGGAAATGCTGGTCAAAGCAAAGCTTGCTTCCAAAATTGGTAGCCTAATCAAGGCTCGGCACCTAACTCAATTACAAGCAGCTGAAATATTAGCGTTACCTCAGCCGAAAGTCTCTGAGATGCTACGCGGAAAATTCAGAGGCATAAGCGAAGCCAAGATGATGGACTGTCTTTCTCGGTTAGGCCGCGACGTGCAAATAGTCATAAAAGCAGCTCCTCGATCCCGCCGAGAAGGGCGAGTTGAAGTGGTTTTTGCCTGAGCCTTGCATACATTAAAGCCCGCCAACTGGTGGGTTTTTTTTAAAAAAATTACCGACGTTATGTCTGTTTATTATGAATGTCATCGGGGCACCCACACATAGTTGAATCAATTTCAGGGGTTGTTTGATAGGGGGCGCGATGAATATTTATGGTTTGCCACGGGCCATCCCGGCAGATGTAAAGAGGAAAGTTCGACAGGCTTGTGGTTTTGGATGCGTGATCTGCGGGCTTGGGATCGTTCAATATGAGCATGTTGACCCAGAATATCATGCTGCAAAAATTCATGATCCTGAAAAAATTGCATTACTCTGTCCTCAATGCCATGCAAAAGTTACAACTAAGCAGTGGTCGAAGGCTCGCGTAAAATTAGCGATGAAGAGTCCAAAGTGTAAGCAAAGCGGATATGCGAACGAGTTTTTTGATTTTTGTGAAGGGCACCCTCATTTGAAGTTTGGCGGATTTAAAGTGGTTGATTGTACGATACCTATAGAGGTTCAAGGGTATCCATTGTTTAGCATAGAACCGCCAGAGGTAAAGGGAGAACCATTCAGACTGTCAGGTCATTTTACTGATGCTAATGGATTTGTATCATTGGTCATCAAAGACAATGAGTGGATGGCCGATGCGCGTGCTTGGGATGTTGAGGTCGTGGGTGGTCGCATTACAATTCGCGAAGGTATTGGGAAGGTACATCTGGTGTTGAAGGCAGACCCGCCATTCGGTCTAATTGTTGAAAAAGTTGATATGTTTTTGGGAGGTTATCGGTTTATGGGTAACGGGGATGATCTAATAATACACACTCCGGATGGCGGAGTGCTCAATCTTTCATCCTGCTTGGCGTCAGGTTGTAGAGTTGGTCTGTCGCTAGGCTAGAGTTAAGTAAGACTAACTATTGGGGGGGCGTGACTTTTGGATGAGCGATGTCTTCAAAGCAAAATTGGGCGTCGATATCTAATTGTCGAGACGAAGCCACGTAACATAGATTTTGTATTGCCAATCGTTAAGCTTACCTGCGGCGATCCTGAAATCGCTTGCGGACGGCTGATACTTAGCCTCGATTCCTACCCTTGAGATTGGCCAAGCCCTGTTTGATGTGGCCAGCGTGCTCTCCAGTAGCTTCCAGTGCCCCACGGATATTATCGCCGGCCTCTGGAATCCCCCTGGTCCACCCACTACGTCCGCTCCATTACCCCCGCCCCAAAGGCGAGCTGATTGTCATAGATCCTTTCCAGTACATCGGGTAGTGAGTAATCACCTGAAATGGGGTCGACTCTTTTCGAGAAAGATCAAGCATAGCAGCGGCAGTGGAGGAGATGTTTAGGGCAAAATTAGGGCAGATTCGGGGCCGCCATAGGCCGCATAGCGCCATGAGCAAAGGACGAAAACATCGTATTTTCTGGCCTTAAGCGGTATGCAGAGACGCAAGAAGGGGTTCGAATCCCTATCTCTCCGCCATTATTGAACAAGACTAAGCCCCTGAAATGGTTAAACATTTTAGGGGCTTTTTCGTTTTCGGGATGTGATGAAAGGCCATTCTCGACACCCGCTGATCCAGGGCCGAGTCGATCCGTTCGACGGTGCGCAACCTGGAGCGCGCTTTCGGTGCTTTCTATTCTCGAACCACTGGCGGCCTGCGCCGTACGGCTCTCCACGTCTTCGACGACGAGTGCAATCACGTCAGATAACCACAGCTCCGTCCAGCCGTTGAGCATGCTCCTGCGGGCATCGGGTATGCGCGCAGGATCTACTTTGTCTATTCCCTCGATCTCTTTTCCCGGCTAAATGGATCGGCCTGCTCAAGGGCGGGCATCAGTACCCACATGATTGATGCTGCCCACAGGGGGCGGATCTGAGCGCCCTGTCTCCAAAAGCGTTGGCCCCGATGTGCCTGACAATCGTAAAAATGTCATTCACGGTCTTTTGGCCGCGCCCTTGTTTTAGTAGCGGGGCCGGGAACAGTCCAATGCCACGTGTGCTGATGTCTGCGATCCACGATTCGCCGATTTTTTTCTCGACGTAAAGCGCTTTGCTTGTGCCTTGCTGGCCTTCCGTCCAATCGTTGAAGTCGGTTCTGCCCAGTAGCACAAGAGCCTGTGCGAAGGGGGGTGAATTTCTGGCGTTATGCCTACCCAAATGCCCCGGGTTTTTAGCTCTGTTCAAAGACTATTTTGAGGGCTAAGCACAGCCTGTTTTTAAACTAACCAGACTTTAAAAAGACGCGTTTCTTAAGTTGCCCATTTTTCGCAACTGCGCAAGAAGTTGCGCACTCAAATGTGGATAACTGTGTGGATACATGGCCACGGTGCATATAAACCGTGAGCTGTAGACGAGTGCGCAAGAAGTTGCACAGCACTGCGCAACTTCTTGCGCACTTTTTAAAGGTTTTTGTTTAAAAAATAACCAGCAAAATTCCTTACTTCGCGTAACGCCTTGTTTTTAAATGACTTGATAAAAGCTGGCACGATCTTTGGTTACTCCATTCAGCACTTGAGTGGCATTTGCGCCTTTCAAGTCCTCATTTTTGAGCAAGGAGAGC